AATTCCAAGGAACTATGTGGGTTATTTGATGAGTTTTGACATTGGTAACTCAAAAGATTCAGAAGTGGAAGCCAAGATAATGGCCAGACCCATCAATGGCAACACATTCCAGACCAAGGCATTCGTCACGGTGAGAGGCGGTGGTTTCCGTAAGGAATACATAGTGCCAGAAGTGTTCAGTGAAAAAACAGACATCGAAGCACGGGTAAAATCAGGTGCCACAGCAAGTGTGAGTGGTGGATTTGAATTGGTCCTACAGAAGTTAGGTGAACAATAAAGGAGTATAAACCATGGCGATGAATAAGAGAAAAAAGAAAAAAGGCGGAAAAAGAGGCGGTAAAAAAGGTGGCCGCAGAGGTTAATTGGCCTCAGTATTTCGCATCAATAGTGGGTGTCTGTCCATGGTCAAAAGCATATTGGTCACAACAACGGATTGATATACAAACATGGACAGGTACTATTCAACCTTTAGATACATATGTCGCAAGAATATACAAATATCCAACCGCGACAGCAAAAGAATTATACAATTTAATGAGAAGATTTAACCGCGATAGAGATGATGAAGAATGGTTATATTCACATCCCAAGTTCGGAGGGCATTCGACACCTATACCGGTGTTGATACAACAAGATTATGCAGTGCTAAATCATGCAAGAATTAGCCAGCATAAATACAACAAACAATCACAATGATTGGAGTTTAACTTATAACTTTAAAAAAGGAGATACGATGAGTGAAACGGAAAATAATATAGAAAACACTGAGCAAACCGAGGCTCCGGTTGAAACAACCGAAACTGAGGGGAGAACTTTTACACAGGCTGACTTGGACAAGGTCGTAGCAGATAGAGTATCAAGAGAGAGACGGAAGTACGAAAAAAAGTACGAAGGTATCGACATTGAACAATATCAAGATCTAGTTCAAAAGGCGGAAAAGGAGAAACAAGATAAACTGAAGGCCAAAGGAGAATTTGAACAGATACTTAAAGACACGGTCTCTAAGAAAGATGAGCAAATTAATTCTTTATTAAGTCAAGTAAAAACCATCAAAGTAGATAGTAATTTACTCGACACGGCATCTAGATATAAAGCTGTTAACCCACAACAGGTTTCAACTTTATTGAAAGATCAAGTAAGATTGAATGATGCAGGCGATGTTGAAATTGTGGATCCTAAGACACAACAAGTGAGATACAATGAAAAAGGCGAGCATATGGCCGTATCAGAACTTGTTAATGAATTTTTAACGGCTAATCCTCACTTTGTAGCGGCCACTCCAGCAGGAGCAGGTACTACAGGTAAAGTAGGAGATATCGGGAGCGGTGAAAAGTTGGATATTGGTCAATTGGATATGAAAAATCCAGAGGACAGGAAACGATATGCCGAATATCGAAAACAAGTAGGTATCGGTAAATTTAAATAGTCATTAGACAAGGAGAAATAAACAATGGCAAACTCAACAAGTACATCACTTGCTAGTTTAATCTCACCGATCGTTCAAGAAGCATTATTCACTGCTAACGAAAGATCGATCATGAGAGGATTAGTAAGAGAATACACGGTAGCAAACAACACAGGTAAAATCGCACAAGTACCAGTTTACCCAGTGGTTTCTGCAGAAGATCTAACTGAAGGCACTGACATGTCAGGAACATCAGCAGATCAAACAATCACTACAACAACTAAAAACATCACTTTAAAAGAAGTTGGTATCATGACTAACTTAACTGATTTCATCAGAGACACAAGTGAGCAAAATGTTGTATCACACCTAGGTAGAATCTTTGGTGAAGCAATTGCGAAGAAGATCGACACAGACTTGATCGGTTTATTCACAGGCTTCTCAACAGAAAAAGGACCAGGTGCAGGTGCTGAATTAACAATCCAAGATTTATTTGAAGCGGCGGCAGAGTTACAAACTAACAATGCCCCTGGTGCATACCACGGTGTGTTCCATCCAAAACAAATCTTCAATGTTAAAAAAGCATTAACTAACACATTCTCAGGTGCTAACAACCTATCAGATGTTGGTAACGAAGCAATGAGAGCAGGTTATGTTGGAACTATCGCAGGCATCAACATTTACGAATCATCAAATGTTGCAGTAGATGGATCAGATGACTCAATCGGTGGTGTGTTTTCAACTGAAGCATTAGGTATTGCAATGCAAAACGACTTATCTATGGAAATGCAAAGAAATGCATCTCTAAGAGCAGAAGAAGTTGTAGCAACAGCGAGATACGGTGTAGCAGAATTAATTGACACTTACGGTGTTAAATTAACAGCAGACACACTTGCTAACTAATCAATACACTTTAGTGGGGGTATAGCCCCCACTAACATATAGAGGAGATACTGATGAGCAATTATACTACAGATGCCGACATTCTAGAATGGGAGCCATCTATAAAAGAATATGGTATTATTGATTTTTCGACATACCATGCTAAAACAAAAGACGATGTAAATCGTTGGCTTAGAATACACTGGTGGCCGAAAGTAAGAAGAGCATCAATGAATCGTAATGCATCATACTTCAATTCGGCAGAAGCAGAAATGGACGAAACAAAATTGACAGCAAGTCAATTGAAGACAGCATCAGTATTTCATATATTAGCATACTATATTCTACCACAACTTACACAACACGGTGCGGAACCGGACAGATTTAGAATGATGATTGATTTTTATAAAAACAAATGGTTAGAAGAAATACAATTAGTGCTTCAAGACGGAGTGGAATATGATTGGAATGATTCCGGTACGGTAGAAAATACTGAAAAACAACCAGAACACTTCAATCGATTGGTAAGATAACATGTCAGTCAGAGAAAACATAGCAACAAATATAGTACAAGCATTACAAGGCATAACCAATCCCGGTGTGGTGCTGGTATCTAGAAACCCTATAAACACAACAGACCTTGCAATAACACAATTTCCAGCTATTGTAGTAAGAACTACAAGCGAAGAAAGAGATGATGCAACACAAGGCACTAACGGATTACGATTAGCCGAAATAGATTACAATATAATTGGTTTTGTAAGAGCAAATAGTTCTGAAACAACAACCAACAACAATATTGACACACAGCGAAATGCACTGATAGAAGCAATCGAAGAAAAGCTAGAAGAAGATAGAACTAGAAACAATCAAGCACTTAACTCATTTGTAGCAACGGTTTCAGTCGATGATGGTACAATCTTTCCAATTGGTAGGGTAGATATTACATATCGATGCACATATAAATACACACGAGGAACATTATAATTATGGGATTTAGAATAGTATATAAAAACGGTGAGCAAAAAATATGTAGCGGCTCACAAGCAAGAGATTTAGTAGCTAATGAAGGCTGGAGTTGGACGAACTCAGCCCCTAAAGCTGGTAAAAAAACTGCAAAACCTAAAAAAGCCAAAGTTGAGGTTGAAGCAGTTGAATTAAAAGCAGTCGAAGATCTAGGATCTATCACTGATGATGATTCGAAGGTAATAGACTTTGGCAAAATCGACGAGGAGAAATAGACAATGGCAACATTTACAGGTCATGACGGAGTATTAAAGTTCGCAGATACATCAACTGATGGTGCAGGTGCATTATCAATGACGGATATCGGAAATTTAAGAAACTTCACAATTGAGCAATCTCAAGACACTATCGAAACTACGGTAATGGGCACAACATCTTCAACAGGTTCATACAGAACTTACAAGCCAGGTTTATCAACATTTACAATCTCAGGTGATGTATTTTACGATGGACTTGCGGCATCAACGGTTCAACAAAAATTGGACGAAATGGTATCTAGAGGCGGTGATGAAGGTGCGGCGACATTTGAGTGTTATCCAGCTGGTGAAACTACTGGTATAGGTAATACAAAATTAACAGGAGAATGCATTATCACAAGTTTCTCAATCACATCATCAGTAGATGGTATGGTAGAGGCTTCATTTAGTGCTCAAGGTACTGGTGCTTTAACGGTAGTAGAACTTACATAATAGGGGTATAGTATTGTTTAGAGCGAGATTGGAAGGTGCGACAGCCAAAGGATTCGATAAACTTTCTAGAAGTATAGAAAGAATGCTCGATGATGTTAAAAGTCGTACTGAGCAAGTAGCTCGAGCGAATACCCCTATTAAGACCGGACGGGCTCGGAACAATTGGGTTAGCAAAGATACAGGTCAGGGTTTTGAAGTTAAAAACTCTACACCATATATCGGAGAGCTAAACAAGGGATCAAGCAAACAGGCCCCGAAGGGAATAATCAATCCAACGGTCAGGACTATGACCGGCTATATTAAAAGTAGGAGACTTACAAGATGACGGATACTAAAACGGTATTAGAAAATGCAACAGCACATTTTAGAGAAAAACTTGCTGGAAAATTATATCAAATAGAAGTGAAAGAATGGAATACAACATTGTATTACAGAAGCACATCTTCCATGAGAACGGAATCGAAAATCATGGCACTTACACAACAAAGTAAAACAGCCGAAGCACTAGTGGAGTCTGTTATACTTAAGAGTCTAGACAAAGATGGTAATAGAGTGTTCAAAGATACGGACAGAGCTTCATTATTGAATGAAGCGGACCCAAAAGTATTGATTAAAGTGGCTACTATATTAAATAATGCTAGTGATCACTCGATATCGGATATTGAGGGAAACTAAACCGGGACAGCGAATTATATAATTTATTCGCACTCGCAGATTATTTAAAAGTCCCTTTGGACTCTGTGTTTAATATGTCCCTTATCGAAGTTCAAAGTTGGTTTGCTTATTTAAAAGTAAAGCAACAAAAGGAAAAGAAAGATGGCAGATTTAAAACAAACGATCGTCCTAGAAGGTAAAAATAAAACCAAACGAATGTTTGGTGAAGCCCAACGGGACTTACAAAAAATCGGCCTTCAAACAAAGAAACTTGATCGAGGATTCAGCGGTTTATCTAGATCATTGCTTGGTATAGGTGCGGCCTTAGGTACTGCTTTTTCTGTCAAAAGTGTTATCGACATAACAGCAAGATATGAAGACCTTAGAACGACACTATCATCGGTGGCAGGTTCCGCAGAAGAAGGTGCAAAAGCATTTGAATTTGTCTCAGAATTTGCAACCAAAACACAATTTGGTGTTGAAGAATTAGCACAAACTTATATCAAACTATCATCAAACGGTATTGAGCCCAGTGTCGAACTATTAACTAAATTTACAGATGCGGCCGCGGTTACTACTGATCAAATTGGTTCCTTACAATCAATCACAGACTTTTATACTAGATCATTACAATCACAAACGGTTGAACTAACCGACCTAGAAAGATTGTCAGACAGAGGCCTACCGGTTTATGACATTATCAAATCAAAACTAGGTATCGCAAGAGGCGAAATATCTAAGTTTTCAAAAGAAGTTGGCGGCACGGTTAAAATCGTTGAAGCCCTAGGTGAAGGTATATCAGAAAGATTTGGTGGATCTACAGAGGCACGAGTAAATAACCTTTCAACTCGAATGTCCAACTTAAACATTGCAATTACAAATGCGGCAGACACATTAGGACAAGGACTTAATCAAGCACTAGGCGAAACCATAGTCGATATAACCAAATTAATCGAATCTAATGATGAACTTATAAAACAATTTGGTGTCGATCTAGGAGATGCTATTGAATCCGCGGCTGAATTTGCCAAAGAATTAAAGGGTCCGATGCAAGACATTGGTGCAGTAATAGCCACAATGATTGATGGCTTCAAATCACTGCCCGAATTTGTCAAATCAGTTGGTATCATCGGTGCAATATTATTTGGTAAAAAAGGCTTTGCGGCATTAGCCGGTATATCATATGTATTTGGTAAGATTAAAGAAGAAGTAAATGATTTTCAAGAATCAATTAAACAAGCAGAACTACAAATTGAAGGTGATGTACAAGCAAGATTAAATGGTGTAAGAGATGAAATACAAAGAATACAAGGTGAAATATTAAGAATAGAACTTAACCCATTCAAAGATGATAAAGACTCAATATTGGATCCAACAAAAAATCTAGAAGGACTATATGTTCAATTGAATGCAATGCTCGAAGAAAGAGCAAAACTTGAAGCATTATTAAACGAAGAACTAGAAGAAAAATCAAATCTAGAAAAATTGATAAAACAAGATATCGAAGACAGAATCAACAGAGAAAAATCTCTAAAGAATGTAATTGACGAAAGCACTAAAGCAAAAAAAGAAAATAATGAAGAAGATAAAAAAATAAAAGATGAATTTGACCCTGTTGAAGCCGGTAGATTAGCAGAATTGGCTATATTCGGAATGCCCAAAGAGCAATATATGCGAGACTTAGATCAAAGGGTACAAGCAATCCGTGAAGCACTTTATACACAAGAAGAAGAAGTTTATGCATCATATCATGAGCAAGTGAAAACCGTTCGTCATGCTTTAAATATGCAGAGAATATCACATCAGTATGCAAGTGATCTAATCGCAAAAATAGAAAAAAATAAAGAAGATAAGATTACACAAATTAAAAAACAAGCAGAAGAAGAAAGAAGAAGAATTGCAGAAGAAAACTTTAGAAAAGAAATGGAGATGCGAGGTGTAAGTCAAGCAGACATTGAAAAAAGAATCGAACTAGAAAAAGGTGGATATAAGGCAGCAGGTAAATTTATCTTAGATAATGCAGTTAAAACATTCGAAGCACTAGGACAACAAAACAAAAAAGCATTCGAGGCTCACAAAGCATTTGCAATAGCACAAACTTTGATCGATACTTATTCATCGGCACAATCGGCATTCAAATCACTTGTAGGGATACCAATTGTGGGTCCAGCATTAGCCTTTAGTGCGGCGGCGGCAGCCGTAGCGGCAGGTATTGCAAGAGTAAATGCAATAAAATCACAAACATAT